GGGTGTATCGCCGCAGGGGCTCAATGCGCAGCCGACGATTCCGATGTATCGGATGGCAGGCAGGTACATCCTGCTCAAGCTGGCGGCTGATGTGGTGCGCATGCGTAACCAGAACAGCAACACGGCGGCCGATGAGTGGGACAAGCAGGCCTACGACCTGATGGACCGGCTCCGCAAGCTGCCGGGCGACATGGGCTCGACGCGGCCGACGGGCACGAGCGCCCCGAACATCCTGCACAGCAATGCTGACTACACGGCCGAGATTACTCTAAAGACGCTCAACAGCGGTTCTCGGCTTGCAGTGAATGCCAACACCGATAAGATGTAGGCATGAGCAGCTTCAAGATAACCATGAAGGACAACAGCCATCAGGGCATCTACCAGCTCGAGGCGGCCATCCGCAACGCAGGCGACTGGCAGAAGTTTTGGGCTGGCCCTGACGGCGAGCTGAGCAAGGCATGGGCAGAGAGCCGTCGCGTCATGTTCGCCACGCAGGGCAGCAGCACGGGTCCTAAGTGGCCGGGCTACACTCGGCAGGAGCAGCGTTACTGGCTGCCCATCAAGCGGTGGTCGCTAGGCGTCAAGACGATACAGCCAGGAGGCATCCTGCGTTGGAATGCTAAGCCACAGAGCACGACCAAGGGAGACAAGGAGAGGCTCTGGCCGTCGCTGTGCATACCCAATCGGGCTCTCGGCTATGTGTGGGATGTGCAGGGCAACAAGGTGGAGATGGGCACCAACGTGGCCTATGCTGCCAACCACGACAGAGGCGTTGGAGCCTACACGCGCCGCACCTCTCGCAAGAAGAGTGGCACTGTGACCATCCCTACCCCTAAGCGGCCTCTGGTGCGCTTTGGTGACCCGTTCATCGACGCGGTGCGCAAGGCCATGCAGGACCTTGCCATGAATCAGCCGTCTGGCGCCAAGGTGGGTATTGTAAGCAACGAGTTTGCGGTGCGTTACCTGATGAGCGTGGGAGGCAAGCCATGAGTGCCGAGCTCTACTGGGGTCCACAGGTAGCGAGCAACACAGCGAAGGCGCTGGTGGTGGCTAACTGGCCGACGGTGTGCACCAACACCTTCTTGACTGGCATGGGCGTGCCGGGGCTGCCAGCGCCTGATGTCGACAACATCTACACGAGCCGTCGTGCTCAGTGGACGGCCGAGCAGCAGCCTGCCTTTGGCTTGACCGTGCTGCGCACCACGAGCGAGATTATCGACGCGCTCGGTGCGATGGACCAGGTGCACGAGATGGAGGTGTCGGTGAATGCCGACTGGGGCTACTACGACAACAACGGTGTAGCGCAGCCTCTGTCGACTACGGCGCCTTTCACGGAGGAGGTCTACGAGTCCTGCCTGCGTGCCTACATCGAGGGCATCCTCATCATCTTGACCTCGCCTGTGTATGGCCTAGTCAACTATGACGCCCGCAATCAGAACACACCTAACTTTGTGCAAACGGGCATCTTCAACTGCCTGCCCGGGTCAGGTGTGACACCGACTGACTTTGCCGTTGGCCTCGATGATACGGGGCAGACAGTGATACAGCAGACTGTTCGAGCAACAATACTCGTCCACCAACGACGGGGCATAGCGAGGTAGACCATGGCTCAAGTATTGAATGCGAGTAACACAAGCGGCGTATACATCAAGCTCGAGGCCACGCCGGGCACCTACGTTGCACCTGCTGGCACTGACTTCGTGCCGGTGGTTGGCACGCCTAAGTTCACGCCTCGTGGTCCTGGCATCATCCGTCGTGCTGATGTGATGACGCCCTACGGTGGTGAGCTCGCGGCCAAGACGGGCGGCATCGGTTGGGACATCAGCTTCACGACTGAGCTCTACTGGAACTTCTTGAGCGGAGCGCCTGGCGTGTTCACGGCCAACCCGACGAGTGCCAACTCGGTTCTCTACGCTCTGTTCCGGTCCTGCCCGTTCAAGATTGCGCCGGGCAGCCTCATTACAGACAATGACTTCAAGTTTGTTAGCCAGGCTATCTACGATGTTGCTGCCACTCGCACGAGTGCCAACAACCAGTGCTCAACCTTCTCGATTGTTTACGAGGAGATTGGTGCCAAGCGGTACGAGGCAAGCGGCTGCGTGTGCATTCCGAAGTTCTCGTTTGAGGCTGGCGGTAAGATTACGGTCGAGTGGAGCGTCAAGGGGCAGTGGCGGCCGGTCACAAGCAGCACGCCGTTGGTGCCCACCTACGCCTACCCTGCGCCGCTTATTGGCATCAACGCATCTCTGACGGCCACATTGCAGCTTGGCTCCTCTACCTCGGCTCTTGCCAAGGTGACCTACGACCCGGGCTTCGCGCTGTCGGATGTGCTTGATGCGCAGCAGACCTATGGCATGGGCATTGCCATGATTTCGCTGACCAGCTCGCCTTCGATTGAGGTTGAGGTTGCTGACCTCGCGGAGAGCACGCAGGCGGATTGGACTGAGGCAGAGGACAACACGATTGGCAGTTCGGCGTTTGAGGTTGCGCTCACCATTGGCGCAAACACCGAGGTTACCTTTACTCTCAACCAGCCGCAGCTGGTGCAGTGGCCGACGCCGGGCGAGAGCAACGGGTACCGCAACATCGGTCTCAAGTTCGCTGGCATCGTCAACGCCAGCAGCGTGGCTGACATTGGTTCGATTGGTTTCTACTCGCCGGAATAGTCGGCAACCTAGGGGGATGGGATGATTGAGTTCAACGAGAATCTGTGGATTGAGGTAGAGGTCAAGGGGCATAAGGGTCGGCTGTTGGTGCGTGAGCCTAACGCGCTCGAGGGTGCCCGGTACTACGGTGCGCTCGACAAGGTGAGAGGTCGGCTGCGTGCCGAGGATGCCGACGAGACTGCTCTCGAGGCTCTGGTGCAGCTGCACCTGTCTCTGCTCACGGCCTGCGTGTCAGCCTCCGAGGGGTTTGCCCAGGAGCTCGACAAGGAGGCCACGCCGGCAGCACGGTCGGCATGGCTGGTGAAGATACCTTGGACCGACCTCGGCACCATCGCATCGGCGGTGGCGATGGCAGGCTACCCAAAAACCTAAGCCGTGTTGCATGGCGCGACTTTGCCCGGCTGACGATGTCGCACAGCTTTCGCTGCTGGGAGTGTCCCGACGCAACACGGCATGAGAGAGGCTGCACGATGGGTTACAGGCAGGGTCTAGGTCACGAGGAGATGGAGGCCAAGCCGACCACCTGCCTTGTGCTCACGACCGAGCCGCAGGGCTTTTGGGAGGCCAACCGCATCGGCAAGTGGCTTGAGCGCGGCACGCCTGCGGTCACGGCCCGGGACCTGACACATTCGCAACTTGAGCTGGCTACCTTTGTGCAGTACGAGCTGCAAGAGGGTGGTCGACGGTACGAGGAGCGGAAGCGCAAGTCGGCCGAGCGGATAGCACAAATGTTCGGTAAGGGCTGACCCTATGGCTAAGACGGTTGCAGAGATTGATGGCGACAGCAGTGGCCTAGTCAGTTCGCTCGACAAGGCTAAGACAGCCCTCGGTGACCTTGGCACCAAGGGCAAGAAGTCCATTGATGACCTCGACAAGGCAGGCAAGAAGCTATCCGACCAGCTCAAGTCGGTTGCCGATGATGCTGATGTGGCGGCCGGCAACCTTGTGTCAAAGCTTGGCGGTCCTGGCGCTATCAAAGCCATTGCAGGTGTCGGCCTGGCATTCGAGGGCGCAAGCAGGTTGGCTGGCGCGTTCCTTGATTCATCTGAGGCTCTGTTCAAGTCGTATGGTGATGAGGGCCAGAAGGTCTGGGACGAGACAGAGAAGAGCCTCTTTGCGGTCAAAGGAGCCTTTGCTGAGGCGGTCCTAGGCGGCGGGTCAATGGAGGACATGGGCGCCCGTCTCAAGGGCATTTTTGACGGCATGAAAACGGCTGTTGATTTGCTGCTTCTACCCATCAAGGCTCTTAGTACCTTGGTAATCGCGCTCGGTGACGACTTACACGAGACTGCCGGGTATGTTGTCGAGGCCAGTGACAAGCTCGACCAGCTTGCAAGCTCGACTCGACTCGCTGGGTTGACCAAGACGGGCGAGGGTATCGACGGGTTGCGCATCAAACTGATGGCGCTGCGAGGTGAGACAGAGGAGCTGCGGCAGGTTGAGCTCGCTCGAGACATCGCAAAAGCTCAGTCTCTCAAGGCTGACATCCTGGCGAATGAGTTGCAGTCGGATGCTATCGCTTCTGCGGCGGCGGTGGCTGGTGCACAGCCCGAGATAGCAAAAAAGGCAGACGAGGCTCGACTCAAGTACATACGAGACCTCGGTGAGGAAAAGCTGTCTCATGCTGACCTCGCGGCGGCCCGGCGCGTGTACAACAACGAGATGCTTGTGCAGGGCCAGCTGGTCATGGCTCAGCAGATGAAGCAGCGCGAGGGGCTCTCTGAGGCGACCAAACAGCAGCTTGCCGAGGTTGAGACCACCATTGCTGGGTTCAAGGAGATTGCTGCAACCAAGCCTGTCGTTACTAAGCCGAGCACGGGCGGCGGCGGCGGCGGCGGCGACAAGGACAAGCCAGAGACGCCAGAAGAGCAGATTGCTCGGCTTCTTGCTGCGGCTCAAGCCGCTGTTGATGCAGAGCTTGCCGAGCGTGATGCCATCAAGGCCTTGCGTGAGAAGAACGACAAAGATGAGCAGCAGCTCGAGCTCGACAAGATGAAGCGTACCATCGAGATAAATGACGCCAAGTATCAGGCACAAATGGACTCGGCACAGAGAGCCAAGGAGTTCGAGCAGAAGCTCGAGGATGAGTACATTGCTGCCAAGCACGCAGCAGGTGAGCTGACCGAGGCCGAGGAGGCGGAGCGCGATGCAGCACGGCTGCAATCGGTCAAGGACCTTGCAGGCGAGCAGATGGGCATTTACATGCAGAACGCTGGCAAGCAGCTCGCCATCGGCAAGCTCTCGGCCAAGGCAGCGGCAGACATGGCCCGCTCGCAGCTGGGCAACGTCATCATCGGTCAAGGCGACGAGGCCATGGCAAAGGCTGGTATCATGGCAGCTGCGCTCAACCCCTTGGCTATCCCCATGGCAGCGGCAGGCTTGGCGGCCTATGCCATCGGTAACGCGATGATGCCGACGGCTAAGCCGACAGCAGGCTCGACGCCGGCCACCGAGAAGCCAGCCGATAGTGGGCAGGCAGCAACCAACAACTACTCGTTCAACATGCGCGTTGACTCGGTCTTTGCCGACGGCGAGAGCGTGGCACGCCAGTTCGCCATGATGCAAGAGAGTGCCCGGCAGCGCGGCCTGCTCATGCAAGGAGCCTAACAATGAACTTTCCCCTTATCACCTGGGCAGACACGGTCGGCCCTGTCACGGTCAACGGCGGCAGCACGTTCCCAGCAGAGACGCGCTACGGCTTTGGCATCACCAACACGAGCACCAAGAACGCTGCTGCCGACACTGTTGCCGACTACCTGCGAGCCGCTGTCAATGCGGAGGTGGGCGCTGGCACCATTGTAGTGACTAGCTATGTCTACACCGACGGTCCCGGCCCCTCGAACAGCCCGCTTGCTATTCAGTGGACCAACACCACCGCCTCTAACATCAACGTCAACTTTGGCACGGTAGCCATGGCCAACAAGTTTGGGTTCTCGTCGTCAACGACGGTGATACCTGGCTCTGACACTCTGACCACAAACATCAACCCGGGCATGTTTTGGGGTCCTGCTGGCTTGGCAGGTGATGTGCGACGGATTCTGACGCAGCGAGCGGCCTCGAGCTCGAGCGACATGAGCGGCCTGTCGACGGACGTGGTCAACTGGGGCGCGGTTGCCGACCTCGACATGATGAGCACCATCTTTTGCGCAGCCAACTACACTCGCTGGTTCGCCAACATTCAGATTTATGCGACGGCAGCCAACCGACAGATTGGCGACCCCAACAACACGCTCGAGGGGCTCATCGAGGCGGCAGCAACGGGCGTGACCTTCCGGCTCTACCGCGAGCCTG